TAACCACAAAAGTTTACGCCGATCCATCAGCTAAAGGTACAACTAACCAACAAAAACACCAAGAAAATTCCGAAGTTGCATTGATCCAAGACAACGGAATTGATAACGCATGGACAGTTATAGTTTGGTTACTACACCCAACACTTAGGAAAGGTAATTACAATGCTTTAATGGCATCAATTATTAAACTTTCAATTGCTCTTATTCTTAACGAAAACAAAATCCCCCACAAACATTCAAAGGGTAAGTTGACCAAAGAATTTAGAGAGATTGCAACTACTCTAGGCTTCAAATGTTCTGATTCTAAAATTGTTATTGATGATGCAGTAAAAGCACTAGCAACACAACACAGAGATACACTAGAAATAATTAGAAAATCTATCCCAATTAGCAGTGGTGCAGAGAAACAGTTAGAAGATCATGACAGTGATCCCAAACCTGAGAAGATCAAGTACCAATGTAGGGAGGGTTGCATAGAGAACAAACTTCGTAAGTGGCAATTTGCAGATGGTAAAGAACCCAACTTAAAAACTTACGCAGTATGTGGGGAATGTAACAAAGAAATTAAGCCAGTGTATTCGCATGAGTTTAAGCAGATTCAGAAACTAGTAGAACTAAAAGAACAAAAAGAAACCGAGAAAGAATTAATCAAGGCTTAGTCAGCCCACTCTCAGTGACTTTGTATGAATCAAATTGATTCAGAGCGTCAAACAAATCAAAAGGAGTAGCGTATGGTTAGTTACCAATATCAACTACCATTTACAGAACATGTGCATCTAAACTGGGTTACTTACATAGGTAAGAAACAACCTGATTATAGAAAGCCATATGCAAGATCGGTAGTTTGTTTTGACTGTGGCAATAGGGCATATCACATGAACACATACTGTGAACATCAACGTATGTACTATGGCAACAGATTTCCAAGTGGGTCATGACCCATATTCGCACCATGTACATATCAAAAATCATACACAATAACAGGAGAATAGTATGGATTTAGTAAGTAAGATCAGAGACTTTTTAGCAACAGACCCACCTGAACATGACATAGAATACTTTTGGTCAACGGAAGTTTTACCCCATGACAAGCGAAGTATCAATGAGATACTCGAAGAAGCAACGATAAAAGAAAACCTATTGCTAATAATCATGGAACATTATTCAAGTTTCTCAGTAGAGGAATTGAATTGGGTGATGCCCTCACTACCAAACCTAGAACACGTTCAACTATCTATTCAAACCAAAGAACGAATAGACAAAATGTCAGAGATAGGAACTGTTGATGCATATAGAAAATGGACAAAAGGAGAAGACATTGAGTAGTCAATCACAGAAACAATTAGAAACTTTTCTTGATGTGTTCAAAGATGGTGGATACAATTATATAGACCCACAAGAACGCCCATCTGTAGTTATCAGAACTAGTGAACCCATAGACAATTCAGATTCTTTTACAGCTACTCAAGGTAATGATTGGATAGTATCCATTGAATTTGTTTTTGCTGAGAATCAAGAGTTTTTTACATTAGAAGAAATGCAAAAAGAAGTAGGTGGGTTGATACAAGTAGTGCCTTTAATCCCTGATCAAGCTAGTGAATGGAAAGACTTTGTGATCCTTGTAAACGAAGAAGGCATGCTCGAAGACCTACCCCCAAATGTATCATCACTTTACTTTGAAGGTCACACATTATTTGGGAACGTATTAATAATCCATAAGTCAAGGTGGGTGTAAGTATGAGTCACGAAGGTAATGATTGGATAGAAGAAAAAGAATTAGAAGAAGTTGATATGTTTCAATGTGGAGTATGCACAGAGGTAGAACATGGTCATGGCAACAACGGACAACCTTTAGTAGAAGGGCAAGTCTGTGACACATGCAATGGCTTAGTTCTACTAGAAAGAATCCGTAGAGTAGAACAATCTGAATGGTGGAACAATCAAGTGGGTCAAGACCCACAACCATACCCAAGCGAAAAAGACTTTGATGATGTCATGGAACTGAACCGAAAACTTATAGAACTTGGCAGTAATCGTGATAAATTTTTAGAGTCAGATCATTCAGATGAAGAACTGTATGAGTTCTATTGGAACTACAAGTTAGACAAAAAGAATTTACTTACCAAGATACAAACATTAGTAGACAAACTAGTTAAAAATTTAGGAGAACCACATGGGTAGCTTTGAACAATTCAGGATGCATCATTTAGTAACGGCCATTGACATTTTATCCAACGTCAGACGAACAGATATTGAGGAAACTGACGAAGAGTTTGTAAAGAAAAACAAACTTATTGCAAGCCACGAAACCGAATTGCTTAACGATAAATTTAAGAAAGAGATGGAAGATCAAGACAAGATAAATGATATTGATTAATATCAAATCATATGATACAATCCTTAGACGGAGAACACTATGAGTAATAAAAGTTGGAAGGTATTGGCTATACCATTTGACACCACACATACATGGCTACTTAACAAGCACTATGCAAAAAGAATCCCATCTATTGTGCATGCTTACGGAATTTTTGTAGAGCATGTAATGCAAGGTGTAATCACATATGGCATACCAGCTTCACCAAGTTTAACAGTTGGAATTTGTGGTCAAGAACACAAAGACAAAGTGGTAGAACTAAACAGACTATCAATGATAGACGGACACGATAAAAATCTAGCGTCATACTTTGTAGCACAAACACTAAAGATGTTACCTAAACCATTGATTGTTGTGTCATATGCAGACACTAGCATGAATCACGTTGGCTACATTTATCAAGCAACTAACTTTATATACACAGGACTATCAGCCAAGAGAACCGAATGGCGAGAGGTAGGAGTCAACAGCCACAGTCGTAGCGTAGTTAGGCATTACTCACTAGAGCAACGCCAAGAAGACGATAGGTTTGCAATGATTGATAGACCTAGAAAGCATAGGTATGTGTACATCACAGGAAATCGTAAACAAAAAAGGGAGTTGTTGGACTGTTTGAACTACCCAATAGAACCATATCCCAAAGGAGATAGTGAGAAGTATGTAAACGAATCTGATGTTCCGTTACAGATTTCAATGTTGTAGAGGGGGATAACCAACACTAAGTTACCCCCCATACACAACGGAGTAGATTAATTATAGCACAAGGAGATTTTATGGCTTCCATAGAAGAGAAAGTAAAAGAAAGAATACTGCTAGACAAGCAGATAGAAATACTAAAGTTGGCACAGTACGAAATAGATAGAGAGTTACAGTTTGATCTGATGGAGAAAGACTCAAAGGGATACATTGATACTTTCGTAGTAGAAGGTGACAGTTATACAGTTGGATTAAAAAAGATCCCCAACAGATCAGGAACTTTTGATGCAACCCAACTAAATTCTTTAAAAGAAATGTTACCCACTGATGTATTAAAAAAAGTATTCAAAGATAAATGGGAAGAAACAGTAACTCACCCTGAGTCTTGGGATGGTAAACAACTAGCTGTACTAGAACGTAAAGATGGCAATGGTGAAATAGGTCGGACAATTAAGAACGCTAGGTTTGAAGAAGCGTTCAGAATGGAATACAAAAGGGTGATCTAATGGAACAGTATTACAGTAGAAAAGAAGTGGCAGAAATGTTAGGCGTAACGATAGGTACTATCGACAGATGGATGGCTGAAGGAGCGATAAGTTTCAGTAAGTTTAACGGAACTATTCGATTCAAAGCATCTGACATACAAAAAATAGAAGAAAGGCAAGAGGTGACAGAATGACACAGCTTATACCACAAGCAGATGCTATAGGAGCAGAGTTACTAGAGAAGGTAGTTCTTGAAGGAGACTTAAAGCAATTAAAACCTGAAGAGAGAATGAAGTATGTACAAGCTGTATGTAGTTCACTAGGGTTGAACCCTTTAACTAGACCATTTCAGTACATAGAACTAAACAGAAAGCTAACTTTGTATGCAACTAAGGATGCTACAGAACAGTTAGCAAGGATCAATAATCTCTCACTAGAGATGCGAAGCACCGAAACAATAGAAGGACAACGCATTGTTGTTTACAGAGCAACAGATGCAACAGGTCGGTTTGCTGATGCGTCAGGTGTTGTGTCCATAGAAGGA